GTAAGACAAAAAACGAATTAAAAAAATTACAAGTAGCAGGATTCTATAGAGATGTAGATTTAGGTGAACCATTTTTAGATATTGATGAAGCTGAGAAAAAGATTGCAGAAAAGTTAGGATTTAATCCTACAGAGGACGATAGATATAAGATCCTTGAAATGCATGTTAACTTAGATTTAGAAAATGGTGACAATGAAGATGGTATTGCGTTGCCTTATGTAGTTACAATCGAAAAAGGCACAGGTACTATTTTAGCAATTCGTCGTAATTGGAATCCAGATGACGAGTTACAAGCTAAGCGTCAACACTTTGTTCACTACGGTTACATACCAGGCTTTGGTTTTTATTGCTTTGGTTTAATTCATTTGATAGGTGCCTTCGCTAAATCAGGTACGATGATTCTACGTCAACTTGTAGACGCAGGTACTTTATCAAATTTACCAGGTGGTATGAAGTCACGTGGTCTACGAATTAAAGGCGACGATACACCGATTGCACCAGGTGAATGGCGTGACGTAGATGTACCAAGTGGTGCGATCCGTGACAATATTTTACCGCTACCTTACAAAGAACCAAGCCAAGTTCTAAACCAATTGATGAATCAAATCATCGAAGAAGGACGACGTTTTGCAAGTGCTGCAGATATGAAAGTGTCTGACATGAGTGCTAACTCTCCGGTCGGTACAACCCTTGCTATATTAGAAAGAACATTGAAAGTAATGTCAGCTGTACAAGCTCGTATTTACTATGCAATGAAACAAGAGTTTAAACTTCTTAAAGGCATCATTCGTGATTACACACCAAAAGAGTATTCATATGATCCAGATATTGGTGATAGAAGAGCTAAACAAGCTGATTATGATAACGTAGATGTAATTCCTGTATCAGACCCTAATGCTGCAACAATGTCACAAAAAGTTGTTCAGTATCAAGCGGTTATGCAGATGGCACAACAATATCCACAAATCTATGATTTACCAGAACTTAATCGTCAGATGCTAGAAGTATTAGGTATTAAGAATATAGGTAAATTAGTACCAAGCGCTGAAGATCAGAAACCAAAAGACCCTGTATCAGAAAATATGGCAATCATTAATATGAAACCGGTCAAAGCATTTATTTATCAAGACCATCAAGCTCACTTAGCAGTTCATATGGCGGCTATGCAAGATCCTAAGTTGATGCAAATGATGAGCCAAAATCCTCAAGCTCAAATGATTCAAGCGGCAGCATTAGCTCACATTAACGAGCATATTGCGTTTGAGTATAGAAAACAATTAGAAGAACAATTAGGCGTCCCACTTCCTAATCCGGATGAAAACTTACCGGAAGATGTTGAAGTTGAATTGTCTAGATTAACTGCAGCTGCGGCACAAAAATTATTACAAAAAGATCAATCGGAAGTGCAACAGCAACAAGCACAACAACAGCAACAAGATCCGTTGATTCAAATGCAACAGCAAGAGTTACAACTTAAAGCACAGGACTTACAGATTAAAGCTCAAAAAACTCAAGCTGATATTTCAATTGAACAACAACGTCTTGAACTTGAGAAAGAAAAAATTGCTTCTCATGAAAGACTTGAAGGCGCTAAGTTAGGAGCTAAAGCTACACATGACAAACAAAAAGATGAATCTGATAAAGTTCTTCAAGGTATTAAACTTGGTATAGACGCAGAATTTAAGAAGAAAGAAATTTCTTTAAAAGAAAAGGATCAAAAACCACAGGAGTAATAAATCATGGATCAAACGCTAGAGCTATTATTGTCTCGAATAGAGGATCAGCGCAAAACAGTTTTAAATAATTTAGGAGACGGAGCAGCAAAAGATTTTGCTTCGTACCAAAATATGGCAGGATATATTCGAGGTCTATCCGTTGCCGAAAGTTTAATAAAAGACCTTGCACAAAGAATGGAGACATATGACGATGAGTGATCAAATACTCACGATGAATAAGAATCTGGTAGATGCAAATGGTCGACCAATTATTATTCCAAAGCTTGAAGATGTAGATGCAGAAGATATACCAATTGAAGAACGGGGTTTACAGTTACCTGAGCCTAAAGGATACAAGATACTTTGTGCAATCCCTGATGCCGCAGAAACATATCAAGGTGGTATTGTAAAAGCAGATTCAACTAGAACTATAGAAGAACATTCAACTGTAGTTTTGTTTGTAGTAAGAGTAGGTGATTTAGCTTATAAAGATGAAGCAAGATTTCCTACAGGTCCATGGTGTAAAGAGGGTGATTTTGTTTTGACACGTGCATACGCAGGTACAAGATTTAAAATCCACGGAAGAGAATTCCGCATTATTAACGACGATACAGTCGAGGGGGTTGTTGAAGATCCTCGTGGCTATACTCGCGCATAAGGAGAACTAAATGGCTGACGTAAAAGATGGCGATATTGTATTTGAATATCCAGATGATGACGAAATACCAGGTAGTAAATTACCTGATGAAAAAGAAGTTGATCTAAGTCCTAAAGAATCTGAGCCTAAAGAAGTTAAGGTAGAAGCTAAAGTTAAAGATGATGATATTGACTTAGAAATAGAAGACGACACACCTCCACAAGATAAAGGGCGAGATCCTTTACCAAAAGAAGTGGTGGAAGAATTAGAAAAAGACGAACTCACAGACTATTCTGAAAGAGTTAAACAAAGAATGGCGCAGCTTAAAAAAGTTTGGCATGACGAAAGACGTGCTAAAGAATCTGCGGATCGTGAGCGTCAAGAAGCAATTAAATTTGCACAGCAAATTGCTGAGGAAAATAAAAAGTTAAAAACTACGTTAAGTAGTGGAGAAGAAACATATATCCAAACTTTAAAATCTGCCCTTGAAAATCAGTTAAATTTAGCTAAACGAGACTATCGAGAAGCTTATGATACGGGGAATACAGAGCAAATTATTGAAGCGCAACAAAAAATGAATGATGCTCAATTTAAATTGACGCAAGCTAATAATTATGCACCTCAATATAAAAACACTTTACAAGAGGCTGAAAAAGAGGTATATATACCACAAAATCAACCTCAAGCACCAAAACCAGACAATAAAGCTCTTGCTTGGCAAGATAAAAATGATTGGTTCGGCAAAGACGAAGAAATGACAAGTCTTGCTTTAGGTGTACATGAAAAATTAGTTAGAAGTGGCATAGACCCCACATCTGACGAATATTATCGTCGTATCGATGGTACGATGCAAAAACGATTCCCAGAATACTTTGGGGATGCAACGCTAGACGAGGAAACACCCGCCCAGCGCACAAAACCTTCGAATGTAGTTGCTCCGGCAACGCGTAGCACCGCGCCTAAAAAAGTGCGTCTGACGAAGACACAAGTAGCGTTAGCTAAGAAATTTGGTCTAACACCGGAACAATATGCAAGAGAAACTTTAAAATTGGAGAACGCAAATGGATAACAATTATTCAGATAGACTTAAAGAAAGAATTGAAAACACTGATCGTACAGATCGTGAATTACAATCAAGGGAAGAATTTCAAAGACCCGATAGCTGGAAACCTGCATCATTATTACCTGAATTTAAAAAGGTACCTGGTTGGGCTTATCGTTGGATTCGTACCAGTGTCATGAATGAAGCTGATAATCTAAACGTTTCTTCAAAAATGCGTGAAGGATGGGAACCCGTTAAATTAGCGGACCACCCTGAAATGAAGTTAATGGTCGACCAAAATTCCCGTTTCAAAGACGGCGTTGAAATTGGTGGATTATTACTTTGCAAGATCCCAGAAGAGTTCGTTGCACAACGTAAGGCTCACTATGCTAAACAATCACAGCAACAAGCCGATGCAGTTGACAACAGCTTTATGAAACAAAACGATCCACGTATGCCTCTTTTCTCAGAGAAGAAGTCTACAACATCGTTTGGTAAAGGTAATTAATATAAACTTATAAGGAGAATAAAATGGCATATCCAACCATTAACAGTCCTTACGGTTTTCAACCAGTTAATCGTTATGACGGTATTCCGTACGCCGGGGCAACTTTACAGATCCCAATTGGCGCTTCGTACAATACTCCAATCTATAACGGTTCTTCAGTTAAAATCGTACAGAACGGCACACTTGAATTATCAGGCGCTACAACTACCGGTACTATTATCGGCGTTGCAACTGGCTTTCAATACACTAATTCATCAGGCCAAACAGTTCAAGCTCAATACTACCCAGGTACTAGCGTTACTAATGCTATTGCTTACG